TTAAGGGTATTACCAGCGTCAGCAAAAGAAATGCCCTCGGTAATCATAGTGGTAGATGCAAGCTTGCCAAGGCTTGGATCTGACAACAAAGCACCAACGATGCCCATAGCATCGCCTTTTTCCAAAGCGTTGACTACCTTTAATCCAGTTGAGACTTGCGACATGCCAGCTACGCCAGCTAGTGATGCGATACCGCCAAGGATGTCGCCACGATCAATAGCAATTGCCGCATTAAGAGCTTGGGCAAATGGGGCTAAAGCAGGAATAAACGAAGCAATGGCTAGGATAGGCGCAAGTTTGTCAATATCGCTACTGGATGCCTGCGTTGTGTAGAAGATTGGATTGCCTTTGTCATCAAACTGGACGCGATAGCCAGTGTTTCCTTCGCCGGAATATGTTCCACCAAAAGCGTTACCAATCTGGCGCTCACCGTATGTGTCGGCAACCGCCTGACCCGTGGTTTTATTACCAAATGCTTCTTGTTTACCTACCGGAGCGATGTAAACGGTTTCTGTATTACCTGAATCGCCACCAGTGTAGACTGTTTCCGCCCTAACCAAACTAGGATCAATAGAGTTGCCGTTTTGATCGGTGTAGCCAAGAACTTTGGTATCAACAATCTGATTGCCCTCGTTGTCGTAACCAACAACCGTGCTTTGTGTTTGCGGAATAACTGCCGCATCAACAGTTTTTGTAACTTTACCAAACTGACTAATGTCTGTAATGCCGGTGTCGGCCAAGATTTTGGCCATGTCTTCTGCGTTCTTTTGGGCAGAACCTTTGCCTTCACCTTTCCATTGATCTGTTGTGCCTTGGGCAAGAATCTGTTGGGTTAATTTATCCACAGCAGAGGGCGTAGCCGCTGGTAATGAAGCAATACCAGCAGGTTCACTTACTACTGGAGGAGGCGTGTAAACTGCGTCAGGCTCAAACTGCTGTGCGTAATAATCAACTACAGGCTCACTAACTGGAGCAGGCGGTGGCGTGTAAACAGGCTCTGGGGGAGGGGTGTAAACGGGCGCTGGCGGTGGTTCTACACCCGCATTACCAAAATAACCGCCAATATCAGCAACAGAAAAACCTGTGGCGCGGGATAGGTCGTCCATTGACACACCAGCCGCAGCCGCAGCCTCTGCAATAGCCGCAGGGTTATCTATGTTTGCTTCTACATAAGCGCGTATTTCTTCGTCTGAAAACCGTGCCATTATCCAACCTTCCAATTTGTGCCGTCAGAGTATACGGGCACAGCAACAGCCCCGCCAGTCACAACGGTTGCCCCAAATGTTGGGCCTAAAGCATCTGTTACAAAAGCTCTTGCGCCTTTACCTGACGTAACCGCGCTAGGTAATGTAGCCACTGTGTAATTAGTCAAAGGTGGCACTACGCCAGAGGCCATCAACTGCGTAGTTAACGCATCAATCCTGTTAAAGTACAGACGCAAGATGTTTAACATCTGGTCAAAATACACACGGTTGTACTCTCCCGGAGGGAGCGGCAAGTTTGGTGCAGCTACCTTGTTTAGTTCAAAATCAGTGGTGACAATAAAGCTCATCGTCTGCCGTCCGGTCTAATGTCAATACGGGTAGCACCCAACTGCCACGTTGTTCCAAGGTTTGTAGAACCTACCTTCAAGATAAGCTGGCGGCCACGGACACGGGTGTTAATCTGGCCTGTAAAGCCTTCAGTTACTGTGTACTGAGCACCAGTCTGTTTGGTTACATTACCCGTCACCGCCGTGCCAGTTCCAGAGCCTGAGTTTTGCAAGGGGTAGAGCGTGTAAACAACTTGCGGCGTGGGAGAAGCATCCGAACCTGAAAATGTCAAGTCAGGCAACATACGATAGACAAATCCAAATCTGTCGCCATCATCAATGTCAAACTCAGAAGAAGAGATGTAAGCTTCAATACCTGCTGGCGTACCAGTCTCGTTATTGTCTAAACCAAACTCGTGGTTGACCAAGTTGTAGTTGTACGTAGCGGCTATAGGGAAATCCCTTAGACCAGAGTCAAGCCAAGCGGTGCGTTCCATCGTGCCGTAATACCAAACCTTCTCAAGGTAGTTGTACACAATATAACGATTGGCAATCAAGCTACCAGCCGAGCAATAGAACCACCAGATCTCGTTAAAACCCTCATTGGTGCTGGCAAACACTTGCTGATTCTGCTGGAGATTGATGTCTTGGTATACGTACCTACGCAGGTCGCATGGCAGTGTTTGTAAGCGTCCATCGTACAGATAGAACTTATCAACGCCCATCCAGTACACCACACCAGAAGCTTGAGCCGCTGCGTTCTGACCAAGGATAGAGATGTTATCTCCCATCATTTGGCTAGACCAAACTACTGGCGGGCCAATGTATTGGAGAGAATAAATAGCAGAGTCAGTCCAAACCAAGATCTCTTGGCGGGTTTGGATGGCAGTTACGATACTTGAGCCGTGGGACAGAGTAACACTACCAGCCTGATTGGTTGCAGATGGTGTCCAGTTAACCACGGACTCCTGATCCGACCAGCGAATTAACATGGGATTTTGCGTAGTAGAGCCATAGTCGTTACAGCCAAACGCAAACACAAACCTGCTGATGTCAGATACAAAAACAAAGTTTTGAATGATTGGGCAGTCTGATGCGCCTGACAAACTTACGATGTTTACACCATTAGGCATGATGTAGTGATCGCCAGATTGTGTTCCTGTAGTGTTGATAGCCGCGCCGCCAACAGTGGCTGCTAAGTTAAAGGTATTGCCACTAGAGTTAATAACATAGTAAATCGTTCCGGGGGACAGGCCTGTAGGAAGCGCAGCAGGATACCCACTGTTTGTAAGAATGACTGGTGAGCCATTGGGCAAACTATAAGCGGCTGTAACCACCGCAGGAGAAGCTATGGTAATCGTAGCTAACGCAGGGTCTACGCCATAACCCGCATCCCAGTAGTAGATTGGGCCACCACGGAACGCATAAACTAAATCTTCGCCAAAGTTATTCTGACTCCATAAGCGCAGAGCAGAAGTGGATGTGCCACCAAAGCCCCAAGTTCCTGCGCCCCATGTACCAGCACCCCAACCTGCCAGTGGGATTTCGTATGCGTCACCTGTATTGATTTGATAGATTGCATTAACAGTTGAACCACCGCCAGCCGCAACAGTAGAAGTAGCCGCCGTAGCAGATACGATTGTGTATGTGTTAGCGTCAACGTAAGTAATAGAATACTCACCGTTTAAATCAAGGCCACCTACAGGAGCTACGTTGCTAAACGTTACAAAGTCACCCGTGATTGCGCCGTGCGCTGTGTCTGTAACGGTAACTAAAGTAAGCAGGTTAGTTGTAGCAAACGGGTTATTTAGGATGGCTCCTGCCCGAATGGGCGTAATATCGTTGTACTCACCACCCAGTTCAAGGTAAAACTTTAAGTTAGTACCAACACCGATTAGATTTAAGTTGTCTAAGGTAATCCAGTTCCATAAGGAACGGCACAGACCTTGGAATGTAGACGCAGATATACGTGCCCAGCCACCGATCTTTTCAGGTGTGCCTTGGCGGAACCGCACTTTATCGGACTCATACCAGCCATTCTCGTTAGCATAACGGGTATTCTCCCGGTTAACCCCCGGCTTCATTGCAAGTTTCTTAAGTGCCATCGGTTAATCCAACAAAGCGCACTCAGCCGTGCGGCGTTTAAACAGTCCCGGCAATACCTTGCCGCCACCCTTAGTCCAGAGCATTAGTTGTTCTTTTGCCCCTTCCCAATCATTGGCGTTGATTTTCCTCTTTAACGTAGATGTTTGCAAGCGTCCAGTGCCCAAATTATAAGCAAAGTCCACGATGGCATTGCATTTACGAACGTCAGTAATCAGGCCGGGGCAGTTACGCAGCACACCGGGCAAGTACGTATGTTCTAACTCAATCATCAAAAGGGCGTGCGCCTCTTCCTGACTCATGGGCAGGTCTTCTAGCGTTACCTTGCGTTTGTCTGCGTAGTAGGTAGAACCGTAACCAATCGTGGCTACGTTGGCAGGGCAAAGATACGGCTTGGAGCGAAAGCCCTCAAACCGCTTGCACATCTCTGCGGCTAGTTCTAAGTTCATTGCGTTTCTTCAAAACTGTCGATGCAAGTACATCCCCGTTCCATGCAGGCAGGATCAAGGTCAGGAATATGCTTGTCAATTGCGTCATATATCTTGGTACGCAACATAGTTGGGCTTCCGTGAAACAGTATTGCAATGTTCATCAACTCTTCAACAAGCGGTTTGGATTGCGTGTACTTCATAAACCCCTCTTAGCCAATGTGCGATCAAGAAACCAGAAGTTGATTGTTCCGGCAAGCAGTGCTGAGAAGTCAGGTGACATCATTATCTTAAACACTTCTACAGGAGGAGCGCCAGTAATCCATGCGTTCCATGCAAACCATACGTGGATGAACGACCATACGAACAAGACCCAGTAAGTTACGACTGGCCTGACGGATGCAGATAAAGATGCAGCCCAACCACCTGCGGCTTTGACCATTGTGGCTTGTTGTTCTATGGCAGACTGGAACGCATCCATGACACCTACGTCAATAGCAGCTTCCCGCTGTGCGCCAATCTCGGCTAACTTTTGCTGACCACGCAAGGTCTCTAGTTCACACTGGCGTGTAAACATCAATAGTTCGTGCTGGCGCTCATTCTTCCTGTCAAAGAACTTTAGGACTTCAGGCGCAAGGCGGAACAGCCCACCAAAGATAGAGCCAAGTAAACCACCAGATAAGATGTCAAACATTACACCATACTCCATGCAATTATGTACGTGCCATAGATGACGAAGGCCACAAGACAGGCTGCGGCAATGAATGCTTCAGCCCAGTCCCACATGGTTAAATCGTAATTGATCCAGAGGCCGTGAACGTATATATCGTTCTGCCGCCAAAAGTTGTTACGGTTGGTGAACCTGTCGTAGATGATGCCGCACTAGCCAAGCTAAGAATGACCACACCTGAACCGCCAGAAGCACCAGCTTCGCTTACGCTACCTCTTCCACCCCCGCCACCGCCGCCAGTATTCACAGTTCCAGCAACAGCAGGGGTTGGAGCATCGTTATCACCGCCAGCACCGCCGCCGCCTAAACCACCTGCGCCAGATGCCGCCCCGCCACCTCCACCGCCACCTGCGTAGTAAGTGGATGTTCCTAAAATAAATGACGCAATTCCATTACCACCAGATGCGGATGAAGGATTACCATTGGCTCCAAATGCACCCGCGCCCCCTCCACCGCCGCCAGAGTCGCTACCGCCATTACCACCAGTATTGCCCTGTCCAGATGTGCCTGCGGCTCCTGAAGCCGCTGTTGCGCCGCCGCCTCCACCTCCAGAACCGCCAACTGCCGCCGCGTTTGTTCCATCACCTCGGCCTCCACCAGTTGCAGTTATTGAGCCAAAAACAGAATTAGTGCCGTTTGCATTGCTTGCCCCGCCAGAGCCAATAGTTACAGTGTACGTAGTGCTGGCGGTTACAATTAAACCTTCTGTTAATAATCCACCTGCTCCGCCACCACCACCGTTTTCAACGCCAGCCGCACCATTTCCGCCGCCAGCACCACCAGCAACGACTAAATAATTTACAACTAATAACTGCGTAGGCGTTGTTGGAGCCAATGTGCCTGAAGATGTAAACGTATGAACGACATTACCAGCGGCATAGGTTACTGTGCCACCAGTGAAATATTGAATTGAGCCGGGGTAGCG